ACTATTCTTGACAGGCTCTTAGGACGCAAGCCAGAAGTTCGCGCAGTCCAGCCTACAATCCCAACAAGACAACCTAGTATTGTCACGCCTAACACAGCTCTAAGTTTGACGGCCGTCTATCGCGCTATCCAAATCATTGGAACTCCGATTAGCAAGATGAGCATAAACACTTACCGCTTTGCAACTGGAGTCGAACTTAAAGTCGAAAACCCAGTCCTAGTCAATAATCCTTCACTAGATCAGAATCGCAGAGACTTCTTGTTCCAGACGGTTCTAGACCTAGCTCTTCTTGGTAACTCTTACTGGTTCAAGCAATACTCTTCTAACGGTCAGGTAAACAACCTAACCATTCTCCCGGCTGGTTCCGTTATGCCTTCTTATCCTAAAATGCAGGATGGCACAATCGATTACTCAACAATCGTTTATGACTACATGGGTAAGCGTTACACCAAGCGCGAGATTGAGCACATGAGAATCTTTAGCCAGGCAGGTCAGCTTGTCGGTATCTCACCAATCGCTTCTTGCTACAAAGACATCTCCGCAGCTCTTGATCTAAGAGACTACGCAGGAAACTGGTTTACCGCAGCAGGAGTTCCAACCGGAGTTCTAAAGACTAACCAAATGCTAAACAAGGCCGAAGCCGAAGAGGTAACAGCTAACTGGCATAACAAACAGCAAAACCGTCAAGTTGCAGTTCTAGCTAATGGCTTTGACTACCAGCAAATTGCTCTCTCTCCTAGAGACGCACTATTCACCGAAGTTCAAGATCAGCAAACCCAGAATGTTGCCAGGCTATTCGGTATCCCTGCCAGGTTGCTTCTAACTTCTATCCCTGGATCAAGCGACACTTACACAAACTTACTGGACGAGAACCAAGTTTTCTATCGCCACACCTTGCTTGCTTACACAGACGCAATCACAGACGCACTTAGCAACTGTCTACCTAGAGGCAACCGAGTCGAGTTCGACTTCGAGCACCTATTCAAGGCAGATGTTGCAGCACGTTACAACTATTACCAGACAGCCATCGCAGCCGGTATTCTTACGGTCGAGGAAGTCAGAACGAAAGAAGGACTAGATGTCTGAAATGATTACACGCGAGTTTCAAGCTCGCTTAGTTGAGACCGAAGAGAGAACTATTGTTGGTCTTGCAGTTCCCTACGGTCAAGAGATCGAGCTAAATGGAAACACCAAAGAACGTTTCGAGGCTGGAGCTATTCAGACCATCGAGGACGTTAAGTTGTTCTACGGCCACGAAGAGCCAATCGGTAAAGTTGTCGAAGGACGCGACACCGAAGCTGGCTTTGAAATCGTTGCTAAGATTAGCGATACTCCACGCGGAAACGAAATCTACACTTTGTTACAAGATGACGTGCTAAACCGTTTTTCGGTTGGCTTCTACCCGGTCAAAGACCGCAAGGAAGGCCAAACGATCGTTAGAGAGCAGGTAACACTCCTAGAAGTGTCAGTTGTTCCCTTCCCAGCCTTTTCAGGCGCAAAAATAACCGAAGTCCGTAGCGAGTCCGAGACCGAAGAGGTCGAAGAGGTTGCAGAGACTCCTAATGAAACAGAAAGTGAAACAATGGAAAACATTGAACTTGACGTTCGCACCGTGCAGGACGAGGTTGCAGAATTGCGCCGAGTTATCGAAGCAGGTCAGTCCGTCGAAACAGCAGCACCATCTACACACAAATTCCGCTCACAAGGCGAGTTTGCAAAGGCTCTAGTTACCGGAGACGCTGACGCAGTTCAGCTAGCCCGTGACGCAAGCACATCTGCAGACACCGTTGCCCTACCAGGCTTCATTGGTTACATCGACAACCTAATCGACACTAACCGCCCAACTCTATCGGCCTTCTCTCGCGCTGCACTTCCAGCTGCAGGTCTAACCGTTGAGTATGCACAGGTATCTTCTAACACTATTGCAGTTGGAGTTCAGTCCCCAGAGAACGAAGAGCTATCCTTCGGAAACCTAGTAATCGATTCAGTATCAGCTAACGTTGTAACTTACGGTGGCTACACTTCGATGTCTAAGCAGACCATTCAGCGTTCATCCGTAAACTACCTAGACACCGCTCTACGCGCTCTATCTATTGCTTACGCGAACACAACCAACAAGGCAGTAGTAGACCTAGTGGAAGCACAGGACTACACAGGCAAGCGTTGGGACGTTTCAGCTGGAACTTCTGAGGCTCTTATCGGTGGACTAGCAGACGCTTCTTCTTACATCTTCAAGGAGACCGGACTACGTCCAGAAGCTATCATGTGTGGAACCGGAGCTTACAAGTTCCTTCTACAAGTAGCTGGCGAAGACGGCCGTCCAGTAGTGCTAGTAAACGGCGCTGGAGTAAACAACATCGGATCAGCTAACATCCCAGGTCTATCTGGTCAGCTATTCGGTCTTCCAGTTATCGTAGACCCACAGATTGCAACTAACCGTTGCTTCGTGGCTAACAGCGCAGCCATCCAGACTCTAGAGTCCGCTGGCGCACCTGTAAGGCTATCTGCAGATGACATCACAACATTGACAGATTCAATTAGCGTTTATGGATATATGGCAATCACCATGCCATTCTCCGACGCTCTAGTTGTTCTAGACATCGTTTAATAGGTCAATAAATGGCTGTGACGTTGGAAGAGTTCCAGGCTTATGTCGGGACGGATGAGACCACATTCCCTCAAGAATGTCTCACCGCCGGACTTGCTTTAGTGACTAAGTATGTTGGTGCAGTAACTACCGTTCCGGTATCGTTGCACGATCAGGCTGTCCTAATAACTAGCTCGGAGCTCTTCCACCGTCGTTCCGCTCCTAACGGAGTTGCTCAATTCGCAAGCTTCGATGGTGCTCCCATCCGAGTTGCCAAGGATCCTATGAACGCGGTTTACCCGTTGCTTCAAAGATACGTAGGCTATGCAGTATGAGCGAGATCAACGCGTCTAAAGTCGAGTTCAAACTTGAACTAGCGGACGCAGGGTTGAACGTTTTGGAATACATCCCAGAACGAATCACTCCTCCAATAGTCATCATCAATTCCGCGCAGCCTTACTTGCAAACAGCACAGTTTGGCGAATGGAGTTTAGGGCTTGAAGTAGTTATGGTAGCTTCTACCGCGACTAACAAGATGGCAACCGAGAATCTAGACCAGCTAATCGAGGATGTTTTGAACGCAATCGAACCTTTGAAATACGTTCGGATAACTTCGGTAAACCAGCCTTACAATCTACAAACAAATAACGCCGAGTATCTAGCAGCGAACATGTTCGTCCAGCTAGACATCACACTTTAGAAAGGTAGCCTCATGGCCGCTTCAACAAGAATCAAAGCACAAAACATTATCTTCAAAATCGGAGCAACCGACTACGCATGCGACGCAAACATGGTTGAGCTAACTCTTGGGGACGCCCCAGGTGATGTTCAAACTTTTTGTGAGGTTAGAGTCGGAGGGGAATGGGCACTACAGCTAGACGGAATTACATCTGGCGAAGACACAAGCCTTTACCGCGTTCTGTGGGACAACTACGGCACCGAGGTTGCATTCGTAATTGCTCCTAACGGAAACACAACTCCAACCGCTGACACTCCTCACTACGAAGGTGTTGCAGTATTCAACGAGCTTCCACCTCTAAGCCTAAACAGCAACGAGACCGCTCTGTTCTCTGTTACTCTTCGCGTGAAGAACACTCCTCACGATCCAGCTACCAACAAATACTTTGGAGTAGAGATCGTAACAGCAGCCTAATCATGGCCGATGGAATTAAGGTCGCTGGTCTCAATGAGGCCATACGAGCTCTTAGGGCTATTGGGGTTCCCTCCGCCGAAATAGGCGAGGCGTCTCAAGAAGCCGGAGAGATTGTAGCTAACCAGGCGCGATCCTTAGTTCCGGTCAGGACTGGAGCACTCCGGGCAACTATCAAAGCTAAAAAGATAGCTAGAAAAGTTGTAGTTAGTGCAGGTAACAACACAAAGGTTCCTTACGCTAACCCCATTCACTTCGGATGGAACTACGATAAGAAGAACCTGCAAGCTAAGAACATTAGACCAAGACCGTTCTTTACTAATGCTTTACAAAGAACTAGGACACAGGTTTATCAATTGTTTTTTGCTAGCATGGAGAAGTTGTTCCAAAAGTATTCAAACCGCAAACCATAGGAGACACAGATGAACAAGTTTGACTTCGAGAGCCTAACTCTAGAAGAGGTAGAACTAATTGAGAACTTGACAAACTCAAGTATCGACCAGGCGTTCCAAGACGGCAAGCCTAAAGGCAAAGCCTTATCCGCTTTCGTTTGGGTAGTCCTCAAAAGGGATAACCCAACTTACAAGATGGAAGACGCCAAGAAGATTAGCTTGAAACAAGCACTTGAGATGATCAAGGGTGACGAAGAAAAAAAAGAATAAAGGAGCTATCCGCTAAAAGAATGGCGGAGTTCTGTCGGGTCTTTAACATGACTCCGTCGGAATACAAAGCTCTCAAGTTGAATGAGTATCTAGCATTCATGAAGACTTTACAAAGGGATTAACATGGCCGGAACTTTAGCTCTAAACGTAGAGATTCTAGGAGAGTTCAAAAAACTTACCGCAGCGACTAAAGGCGCGGAAGGAAATCTCCAGGGACTCAATAAGACGGCTGCTGGTATCTCCGCAGGATTCAATAAAGCTCTCGGAGCTATTGGAATTGGATTCTCTCTCAACTTCCTAAAGAACGAGCTAGAGCAAGCTTCAAAAGCTGCTATCGAAGACGTCAAGTCTCAAGAACTTCTATCTATTGCCATGATGAACACGGGCAAGGCAACGGAAGCAACTGTCAAACAGGCAGAAGATTCAATAAAGAAAATGCAACTCCAGTCCGCGGTTGCCGATGATATTCTAAGACCTGCATTCCAGAAGCTATTCATAGCAACTAACTCGGTATCCGAATCAAACAAACTTCTCCAGGTAGCACTAGACACATCCGCTGCAACTGGTAAAGACCTAGACTCCGTAACTCAAGCTATGGCAAAGTCCTTGGCAGGACAAGACACAGCTCTTCTAAAACTTATCCCTTCCCTTAGAGGAGTAGAAGACCCCCTAGCTGAATTGGAGCGGACATTCAAGGGAGCTGCAGAAGCAGCAGCGAACACTGATCCATACCAAAGAATGAACATCGTGTTTGGTGAGATTCAAGAACAAATAGGTATGGCATTACTTCCGCTTCTAAACGACTTTTCCACTTGGCTAGCTACTCCAGAAGGTCAAGAAAAACTCCAAGGCGTGGTAGATGGGATTATAGACATTATCGAGAGCCTGGTTCAATTAGTTGCTTGGGTAGATGACAACCAAGACTGGTTAGTTCCTATGGTTATAGCAATCGGAGCAGTCACTACAGCCTGGAACGTTGCAACCGCAGCTGTAAACACATTCAAAGCAGCTGCAGGACTATCCGCAATCGCCGGGGTTAGCACAGCCGTCGGAGCTGGAACTGTTGGAAGCCTGGGAGTCGCCGGAGCTGGAGCAGCCGTTGGTGGATTTATGCAGGGTGAGGCACTAGCCCAGCAATCTAGGATCTATGCAGGAGACGGTTATCAGCAGGGAGGCAGACTCTTTGGAGACGCATTCCAATCAACTTCTATAACTAACAACATAAACGTGAATACAGACGCAACGGCTCAACAGATAGCGGACGCAATCAATAGGGCTAACAGAGCAAGCGGAACGAACCTAATCAGACGATGATTCCAGACTTCAAAATAGATGAAAACCTAAAGGTTGAGTTTCTCATACCGGATGAAACTAGCAACTCTTTCATTCTTGGTATTAGCCTTCTTGGTGGATCTAACGTTCTTGGTGGATTAAACGAGTTCATTATTGACGTCTCTCTTTTAGGTGGCGAAGATGTTCTGGGTCCAAGCACAGGTCTCAAATGGCAGGAAGTAACTTGTTCAACAGCCAGGGCGAGTATCTCGGTTGGTGGAACAATCGAGGACTCCGTATTCTTCCAACCAGCCCCGGCAACCGCTAATCTAACTCTTCAAACCTTTGAACTAGATCCAACGGTGAACAAAAGCATTCGGGCTGGGACAAAGATAAGAGTTCGAGTCGAAAGCATAGACGTAGATCGTATTGTCTTCCAGGGATATATCGACACTATTGAAGTTACCTATTTACCTACTGGTCAGAACCTAATTGAGATAACAAGTTTTGACGCTTACAAGACTTTAGTAAACTCTAGGTTCCGAGTCTGGGATACAACTCCACTGGGAGCTTCCGCAACAACCAATGAAATCTTTGAACTTGTTGCTATTGAGAGTGGACTAGGTTTATCTGGGTTCTCTAAACCACTTCAAGGACTTATTCCAACTACTAACGAAAGCAACTTGCTAGTTAGCTCGGTAGTAAATGAAGCTCTTCAAGTCGCACTTGCACTTATCTGGTTAGATCAAGATACCGAAGAAATTGTTGTAACTCCGCGTCCTCTAAACACGGCGACTACTTACACTCCTGGCGAAATAGTAAATACAAACAGAGTTATCTTCTCGACCACGGCTGCCAACGCTGCGCACTTTTCTTTCTTGGGGATTTCTTCAACTACTTCTTGGATGACTGGAATGCCCTATCCATCAACTTACGCGCTTAGAAGAACTAAGAACGCACCTGGTAGCGGAGCATACTCTCGTATTCTAATGACGGTAGTAGAACCAATGCCAGTAGTAGTTGCTGGTGAGACTTACACATTCTCCGCTTATCTAAATTCTCAATTCTCATGCGACGCTTATCTTGGTTTGAGCTGGACAGATGAGTTTGGAACGTTTAGGGGAGCAGTAAACGGAACTATCTCTACTCTGCCAGCAGATACAACTCAAAGAAGAGAAGTAACCGGAACAGCTCCCTCTGGTGCTACTCGAGTAGTTGGAAGAGTTTACTACACTAGTTCTGGGGCTGTGGCTGGTCAGCATATTGATTTTAGTTCTCCGATGATTGAACTAGGAAGCGCAGCACAGACTTACTTTGATGGAAACACAATCGATGATCCTGGACCGGGTTTTGTTTATGAATGGTCTGGAACTCCAGAACAATCATCTTCTTTGAAGCGCGTGTTAGTTCCGGACCCTATAAGTGGTTATTGGGTTATTGGTAATGATCACGAAAGCGAAGACCATCTTTGCATGAGTCAAATAAACGTCTTCTCCGACGCGGACGCACTTTATAACTCTCTAAACGTAGAACTAACCTCTGATCCTCTAATCTTTGTAACTCGAAAGAACCAGGACTCCATAGACTTCTATGGTGAAGCTGCTATTGACCTAGCGATAAATACCACAGACGCAACAGAACTAAACCTTTGGGCAGATAGGGTATTCGTTCAAAACCCAGATACTTTGGTGAATCAAGTAGTCACTCCATCGATAGACAGACTAGGAACTCTTACCGAAGCTGCAGTGTTTACACCGGGAATGACGGTAGGTGTCAGCTATACTAATAGTCAGCTAGACATCGTTGGATACTACACCATAATCAAGGTCTCACATACAATAGATCCAGATAACTGGTTCACAACGCTCGAACTATGGAAGGAAGCCTAGTGGCTTACAAAGTATTTTCAAACGGAAGCGTTCTAAACGCCTCTGAAATAAACGACAACCTTATGCGTCAAAGCGTAATGGTCTTTAGCAACGCAGCAGCTAGATCTGCAGCACTTACAGTTCCACTAGAGGGAATGCTTACCTGGTTAGAAGACCAAAACCGCTATGAGTATAGAAACGGTGCAGGCGCTTGGGTGACTTTCAGTGGAGGTATTCTTCAAACTTTATCAACTACCAAAACTGACACTTTTACAACAACTTCAACAACTTATTCTGATGTAACAGGACTTTCAGTAACTATCACTCCGGCTTCTACTTCCAATAAAATTCTTGTAAGTGGTTCCATAAACATAGGTTCTGCTGGTTTCGCAACTAACGCTGCGTTTTTCAAATTAGTAAGAGGTGCGACTGACATAGCTATTGGTGACACCGCTGGCTCAAGAATTAGAGGTTACTCTGGAAGTGGAATAGACACCGCAGCAATGATGTCTTCTGGATTTCAGTTTTTAGATTCTCCATCAACCGTCGCAGCTCTTACTTACAAGATCCAATTATGCACCAACGTATCCGGTCAAACTGCTTCAGTAAACAGATGGGTAACTGATACAGATAACAACTCACGTATTCGTGGCGTATCAACAATTACAGTTATGGAGGTAGCAGGTTAATGGATTTTTCATCAATTCTTGCAACTAAATATAAAGGTTCTGAATGGACTTTAGACGGCGATTCATACGAAGGTCTCACCTGGTTAAGTGAAACAAAAAAGCCAACTCAAAAACAACTTGAAGATTTATGGCCAGAAGTCGAGAGTGAATTAGAAGCTAAAGCACAAGCCATGATTGACGCTAAGGTTTCTGCAATTAGCAAGCTACAAGCGCTAGGTCTAACCGTAGAAGAAGTTCAGG